TTGAAAGTGAAAGTGCGATTACTAAACAAATGATTATTGATAGAGGTATTGACCCATCAAGAATGGTTATACTTCCAGTAACAACAGTACAAGAATTTAGAACTCAATCATTGAAAGTTCTAGATAGTTATATTAATCAAGAAGAATCTATTCGTAGACCATTATTTCTTGCATTAGATTCACTTGGTATGTTATCAACAACAAAAGAAGTTGAAGATACTGCTGAGGGAAAAGAAACAAGAGATATGACTCGTGCTCAAGTTCTTAAAGCTGCATTTAGAGTGTTGACTTTAAAACTTGGTAAAGCAAAAGTACCTATGGTTGTAACGAATCACACATATGATGTTGTTGGTTCTATGTTTCCAACAAAAGAAATGGGTGGTGGTTCTGGATTAAAATATGCAGCTTCTTCTATTGTATATCTTTCTAAAAGAAAAGAAAAAGAAGGAACAGAAGTTGTAGGTAATATTATACATTGTAAAAACTTTAAATCAAGACTTACCATTGAAAACAAAATGGTAGATGTTAGACTAACATATAATAAAGGTCTTGATAGATATTATGGATTACTTGAACTTGCAGAAAAATATAAAGTATTCAAAAAAGTTTCAACAAGGTATGAATTACCAGACGGTTCAAAACAATATGGTAAAACTATATTGAATGACCCAAAGAAATATTTCACTAAAGATGTTATGGCCATCTTAGATGAATGTGCAAAAAAGGAATTTAGATATGGTGGAACAGAAAGCGTTGAAGAAAGCGAATGATACCTCAAAAAGATATTTAGGTAATATCGCAGATAGTTATGTTTTCTTAGAAAACAAATCAAAGTCACAACAAGATTGCATTGGTATTAAAGGTGGTAGATATGATGGTGTTGTATTCAAGTTTGGAAAGATTGCATCAGTACAAGACTCACAAAACCAAGGCTTAGAAGCAGTTCTTAAATTTCAATATACAGTTGTTGATTACAACGGATTGAAAGAAGAACATTTGAATATAGATTTCAAAAATCTTCTAGGTGATATACTTTGTGATATAGTAGATAAACATTATTCAGAGGGGGTAATTAGTGGTACAAAATCAGACGATAGAAGTAACGACACTAAGTCAGTTATTGAACAATGAACAATTCAATCGTAAGGTAACACCCTTTTTAAAGAAAGAATATTTTAAAGATAGAAGTCAACAGATTGTCTTTGAAGAAATAAATGACTTTGTAGAGAAGTATTCTAAACCTCCAACTCAAACTGTTTTAGAAATAGAACTTCAAAACAGAAGAGATTTATCAGATACTGAACATACTAGTGCATTAGAACTTTTAAAATCACTTGATAAGTCAGAGGTTGATTACGATTGGTTGTTGAAAACAGTTGAACAATTCTGTAAAGACAAAGCTGTATATAATGCAGTTGTTGATAGTATAAAAATAATAGAAGACAAAGATAAGAACAACACACCAGAATCTATTCCAAGTATATTATCAGATGCACTTTCAGTATCATTTGACAATCATATTGGACACGATTATATTGATGAGTCTGAAAATAGATATGAATACTATCATAAAAAAGAAGATAAAATATCTTTTGACTTAGACTACTTTAATAAGATTACTAAAGGTGGTTTACCTAATAAAACATTAAATGTTGCACTTGCTGGTACTGGTGTAGGTAAATCATTGTTTATGTGTCATATGGCTGCATCAACTTTGATGCAAGGTAAAAATGTTCTTTATATTACATTAGAAATGGCAGAAGAAAAGATTGCAGAAAGAATAGATGCAAACTTAATGAATATATCTATTGATGATTTACACGAACTACCTAAAAAGATGTTTACTGATAAGATATCAAGTATATCTAAAAAGACAAATGGTAAATTAGTAATTAAAGAATATCCAACTGCATCTGCACATAGTGGACACTTTAAAGGTTTAGTAAAAGAACTTGCACTCAAGAAATCATTTAAACCAGATATCATTTTTATAGACTATCTAAATATTTGTTCATCATCTAGGTTTAAAGGTAATGCAAGTATAGGTTCATATTTTTATATTAAGGCTATTGCAGAAGAACTTAGAGGGTTTGCAGTTGAATCAAATGTGCCGATTGTTTCTGCAACACAGACAACGAGAAGTGCATACACTTCAACAGATGTAGGATTAGAAGATACATCTGAAAGTTTTGGATTGCCTGCAACTGCTGATTTAATGTTTGCATTAATATCAACAGAGGAACTAGAGGATTTAAATCAGATAATGATTAAACAATTAAAGAACAGATATAATGACCCTACAATGAATAAAAGATTCATATTAGGAATAGATAGAGCAAAGATGAAGTTATATGATGTTGAACAAGTCGCACAAAAAGATGTGTTAGACTCTGGACAGAATGAACCAGTCTTTGACAATACTGGTGTTGGAAAAAGATTAGGAGAGAAGTCTTATGAAAAGTTTTCCGACCTCAAAATATAAAAAGTACAAGGTTAAATATTTTGTTGATGTGGAATGGAGAGATAAAGCAGCTTGCTATGTTGTTATTGAATTACCGACAAACGATGTTGTCCAAATATTTAAATTCAAGGAAGACGCTGAAGAAATGGTTTCAACTCTAATGACTATAAGACCATTTGGTAGAGAACCTTTACCAAAATTCTTAAAGGAAAATGTATGGTAGATGATCCAGTAAAAGACCACCCACCAATATGGGGTAAAGAAGGTAGACAAATATTATTCAAAGAGAGATATCCAGTTGTTCTCAAAACATATGACAAATGGAAAACTCTTAACCCTATATTAGAAAAGTTTATCAGACAACAAGGTGATAGAATAAATTACAAGTCAAATGTAAAAGCACAAATGACTGAATGGAATATGCAATTAGAAGCTGGTGGTGAACATTTTCAAGAACTAGTAAACTGGGTAAGAGAAATTTCAATAGAAGTATCACCAGTACAATTCATTCCAGATTGTTACGATTGTTGGGGTGCAGTATATAAAAAGGGAGAATATACTGTATCCCACGACCATTGGCCTGCGATATGGTCTTGGACATACTATGTTAATGTAACTAGTCAATGTTCACCATTAGTATTCACAAACACAGATTATAAAGTACAACCGTCAAACGGATTACTGGTGATGTTTCCAGGCTGGGTAAAACATAAAGTACCACCACAAGAAATTGACTTTGAAAGAGTTATGGTTGCTGGTAATTTAAATGCAAGAACTGGAATGTTTTAAAGACTTGACAAATTTCAATTTATAAATATAGTAGTAATAGAACTATGGAAAAATTGAAAAATGTTAACATTTAAAGAATTTTTATTAGAAGATAAACAAGGCAAAAATCTACACCTTGAACACTTGGAAGATGAGATACTCAACTTTGGTGTCGGTGGGGGTAGAGGTGCAATTAATTTTCTACAATCATTAAGAGATATGTTATCTGGGTCATCTAAAGGTTCAGTTAATATGACTGTTAAGTGGGACGGGGCCCCTGCTATATTTGCAGGCATTGACCCATCAGATGGCAAGTTCTTTGTCGCAAAGAAATCAGTATTTAATGTAAATCCAAAGTTGTATAAAGAAGAATCAGAAATAGATGTTTCTGGTGATTTAAAAGACAAGTTTGCAATCGCATTAAAAGAATTTAAAAAATTAGGAATTAAAAATGTTATTCAAGGTGATTTAATGTTCACCAAGAAAGATTTAAAAAAGGAGAAAATTGATGAACAAACCTTTATTTCTTTTCAGCCTAACACTATCGTTTATGCTGCACCTATGGGTTCTGAACTTGCTGGACAAATCTCTAAATCACAAATTGGAGTTGTATGGCACACCACCTATGAAGGCGATAATTTGCCATCAATGTCAGCAAAATTCGGTGTGGATATAAAAGGATTAAAAAATATAGATAGTGTATGGATGGATAATGCTTCATTTAAAGATGTTTCTGGTAAAGCAACTTTTACTCAATCAGAAACAGAAGAAGTAACATTATACTTATCAACAGTTGGTAAGATTTTTAGACGAATAAATTCATCATTGTTAGAGAAGTTTATTAGACTTCAAAATTCAATGGTAGGGAATTTGTCTGGTGCTAGTCTGAAAACATATAATAATTTAAAAGTAAGACAAGGACAAACTATCAAAAATGTAAGGCAACACGCTCAAGGATATCTTGACCATATTGCAAACCATTTTGATAAGAATAAGGACAAAGTAAAGACACTCGGAGCAAAAGAAAAGATTGAAAGAAATAAGAACGAGTATCTGAGAGAGTTTAAGAAACATATCAGAAATATAGAAAGTGTCATTTCTTTTCAACAAGCCCTTGTGGCCGCAAAGATGTTAATTGTTAAAAAGTTGAATTCAGTTAAACAACTGACGGACACCTTTATAAAAACGAAAAATGGATTTAAGGTTACAAATCCAGAAGGTTATGTCGCAATTAATAATGATGGTAAGGCCGTAAAACTTGTTGATAGAATGGAGTTTAGTTTTAATAACTTTACTGCAATAAAGAATTGGGATAAGTGATGTTAAGATTTAGACAGTTCATAAGTGAAAGAGTTGATACTACTGCAACTGCATCAATAACAGAACTTTTTCCAACACTTGCATTTAATTTAAAATTTAAACCATCATCAGTTGAAGATTTTAAAAAGTTTTTATATAAATTAGATTTAAAAAAAGATAAAAATTCTTTTGTAGTAGATGCAAATAAGAGTGCTGGTGTTGCAGTCATTGATTCATTGACTTCATTACCAGAAAAACTAGTAAAAACAAAAATAGAAAATGCAATAGGTATTACAAATTACTTGTATGATATTAATAGAACTAAAAAGATAAAAAAAGTAGTTTGGGGATATAGACAAAAACCATCTGGTATTCCAAAAAATCACGCTGGTGATATTTTTATATTTTTTTCTAATGGAGATACACTAGGAGTTAGTTTAAAAGCTGGTGAAAAGAAATCTAAAGAACCATTACTTAATAGTTATGTAAGTACACAATATAAAAAATTAAATAAAGAAAGTGAGATTAAAAAACTAGAGGATGATTTGTGGGATAGTGTTTATTCAAAAATACCTGGCATAGATAGTATTGCTAATAAAAATAACTATATGTCAAATAAGAATGGTGTTAGACAATTATACTTAGATTTTTTTGTTGAAAATGAAAAAGGAGCAAATGAATTGTACACTATAATGTTAAAAGTATGTAGAGAACATTTTTGCGATATAGTAAATTCATTAAGTTTAGATGAATTTAAAGATTGGGTTAAAAATAATTTTAATTTACAAGATGCAAAAGAAAAAATTCCATTAATTTTAGTTAAAGCTGTAGGTAAAACAGCAGAACAAAAAAATGATGACCTTGCATCTTTGTTACC